GCTAACCAATTTGCCTTTACCTATACTCTCGGCCTCAACATCTCCTCTGCACTCGTCAACCTCTCGGCAGTGCCGATTGTGATGATCCCCTACCTGTCTGGTAAGTATGGGCTGGCTAACACCACCCGTGCCACCCGTGCGGCCTACAAGCTGTTCTTGAACAGTGGGTTCAATACAAAACTCACTACGGCTACGGACGATGTGGTCGACGTGAGGGCTAGCCCGTCCATCGACAACTACTTTGAATTGAAAGATGTAAACGGGACTGGGAAAATGGAGTACGTGCTACGCACGGACTTGAACCTGTCGGAAGCGCAGAAAAAACAAATGCAAGATATGCTTCCGCTGGTCAAGCTAGCTGCAGCCCAAGGGCTCCTGAGCCGTTCCCTTACTTACGACACTCTTGGCATCGAAAACTTTGGTCAGAAGAAGAATGCGCTAGACTGGTTGTCTATGGCGCAGGGGCTCCCGTTCCATATGGTAGAGCGGTCTAACCGCCAAGTCAGCTTGATGGCCGCTTACCAGATGGAACTTGCTCGTCTGCGTAAGAACCCGACTGAAGCGGAGAAAAGCCTAACGGACACACAGAAGCAGGATAAAGCAGCCGAAGCCGCTGCGTACATGACTGCGGAGATGCACGGTACGCACACTCTGTCTACTGCGCCGCGCTACGCGCAAAGCGGTCTCGGTCGCATCGCTATGATGTTCAAAAGCTATGGCCTGAACATTGCCTACATGCAGTTTAAGATGTTGAAGCAGATTTGCGACAACAGGTTCCCCGGTAAAGATGCGGAATCTCGTGCCTTGCGTAACACCGCATTCAAACAGCTTCTGGGCTTGCAGCTTTCCACCGCCCTAATCGCGGGCGTATCTGGTGTGCCGCTCTACGGCCTGTACCGCATGGTCGCTAATATGTTCCTCGGCGACGATGAGGAAGACGCAGATATGCTGACCCGTAAGGCTCTTGGGGAATGGGCGTTCCGTGGCCCGCTAACAGATGCACTGGGGATTGATATCTCGTCGCGTACTGGTCTGAACGACCTGCTGTTCCGCGCTAACCCCTATGCCGACAAGCAATCTAACGCGGACTTCCTCGCGGCAATAATCGGTGGTCCTGCATGGTCTACGGGCAATCAGTTCTTGGGCGGTCTTGCGGAAATGAAGCGAGCGGCATTGGGTCAGGAGGGTGACTTCATACGCGGGCTAGAAAATACGCTGCCCCCGCTACCCCGTAACACCCTACAAGCAATCCGCTTCGCGACAGAAGGTGCACGTACCCGCCGCAATGACCCCGTGCTTAACGAACTGTCGCCGGGTCAGATAATGTGGAAAATTACTGGTTTCAAACCTGCCGAACTTGCACAGCGTGAAGAAGTGACCCGTGGCTTTGCCCGCATGGATAAGGCCGCGGCTCAGGAAAAAACCCTGCTGTTGAACCGCCTTAATCTGGCAACATCTCAAGGGGATCGCAACGAGGTAGCGGCAGTGCGTCAGGATATCCGCGAATACAATGACAGGGTTCGCGCAACATTCCCCAAAATGCAGATCACACCCGATACGATTAAGTCTTCGAGTAAGTCTTTTGATCGTGTTTCGGATCGCACTCACAACGGCGTGACCTTCAACCCAGCCACGGAATCGTACTTCGTGTCCTTGCTGCGGGAATATGGGGTAGACTAAAAAAATGGCCCCAGCGCGTCGGACGCCGGGGCCAGTAGGGTCTGGAGAACCCATGGCAGGGAGGAGATCGCCACAGAGGTTCTATATCATGCGGTACGCCATATGCGAAGCCCCAATCTGTAGTCTTCTACGCAAACTCGCATTATTACGGTCCACTCAAACATATCAATGACTTCTTTTACCTGCCTCTTACATACATCGACGTTGATGCAGGGGACAAAGATAGACGCACCGACTTCCATGTTCCCCCAGCTTACGGTGATAATTACCCCGTCTGGTTCTAGATCACGTAATCTCCGTACCATTCACGGGTTCCTTAATCGCAAACTCCACTACAATAGCGTTGGCTGGCGGCAGGTTCATATGAGTGCCTTTACCCATACGCACCTTCACTATCTTTGCGCCCAGCTTAGTTTTAAGTTCCGCAGTGAATGACCCGTAATTGATCTGCTGCTGAGAGCACCACTCCCGCAACGGTTTCGGCACAAGGAAGAGCTTCTGTAGGTCTGTCTCGTAGCGGGCCACAAAGTTAAAGCGTGGGCGGGCTTCCGGCACGATTATCGTATCTAACCCGTTGCCGTGTTTGCTGCGTAGGTCTTCGGTAGACTTGATCTGCAATACTTGGTCGATGTGTTCCAGCACGTAGGAGTTCAAAACATCCTGTGCAGATGTTTCCATGTCAGTCAGCGAACTGTTGTTAGACTTCAGGAGGTCGTTAACGAGGAACCGAAACATTCCCTTGGGGTCATAGTTCAGAAGTCCAATCTTGTTGCAGACCAGTAGTGCAGTGAGGATAGCCGCTGCCCCAGCCGACCAGAAACGGTTAGCAGCATTTAGGTTCGCGGCGTCGTCTATCTTCTGTTGCATCTTGTCGTACAGGGCCCGCACCTCTTCACGGTGTTCTATAATATACTGCGTGAACACAGGGCCCGCATGGCCGTAGATACCCACAATTTTCTTAGCCAGTGCGTCAGTCTCGTTTTTGCTTATGTGCTGGTGTGGCTGCACCGTATACTCAAGGATACGCATCGCCTCTGCCTCTGGTGCAGCCTTAAGCGTACTTATCTTTTCGAGGAGTGAGGCGTTCGCAGAAGTCACGCACAACAGCTTCCATGGCATACCGCGATGCCGCTCCGTGTTGGCCCCAGATGCCATACGCCCGCGCTGCCGCCCGCTCGTCATTTGGTAAAGCAAGTCTGATAGTTCTTTCGGCGCAGCGTTTGTGAGTTCGTCGATAAGCAAAGGGAGGTGCTGAAAAATCTCCCCACGATTCATCCGTGTGTTCTGTGTGTCCCGCTCTTGTAGCATATACACATCAGGGTTGCCCCAGATAGACGCCGCCGAAAGCATTGCGGTGGTCTTACCAAGCCCTGTTGTGCCGTTGAGATGGATCGTGAGGCAGTGGACTGCAGAGAACGGCATAAGGATAGAGCCAAATCCTGCAAGGATCACGGCCTGATGGATTTCCATTCCGGGGCGTTCGTAGAACGTCATGAGTTCTACCCAGTCGGCTAGTGTCCCACGCTGTGTGAAGGCATGGAACAACTGTGCTGTTGAGGCGGACGGCGGGTTATACTCTAACCCCGTCGCGGTGATGGCGGTGTCGCCAAGGATAAAAGTAGTCATATCGTCATCTGTCCAACCAAACTGACGACGTGCTACGATAGCTTCTTTGTTTGCTTGCAATTCATGTATCCATTGTGTTGTGTAAACCATCAGGGCTTCCAAGTCTTTGCCCCATGCGGTGATGCCCTGTTGGGATATGTACTTCCTGAAGTCTTCCCGCGAAGTCACGGCGGTCAGGGGCACGGTAAACTCGCGGGGCACATCGCGGGGTAAATGCAGCTTCATAGCCACAACCTCGCCTTGGTCTGGGTCGCTTAGGCGGTGCGTAACGTAAAGATCATTGTGGTATATGCACCGTTCAATGATCTCACCTTCGTCGTCGGTGGCGCGTATATAGACTCCACCTCTAGCCCCACGGAAGTAGGGAGCAGGGTACTTAGGTACAACATGCAGTTTCTCACCAGTCTTAGTCAGCACGACTAACTGATTGTCTTCTTCGTCAGCCTCTATCACGTGCTGCCCTAGCACAACGGGGGACTTGATCTTACCAAGGTGGGGACAGCCTTCGCAGCCCCCCGGGTTGTACTCATCAAAGCGGGTGCAGAGATATGGCCCCTTTATGCGGTCCATCTTATCTTCAGTTTCGGCAGGGTCATAGTCAGGATGGCCCACAGACATCTTATGCGCCGCCTTAACCCCATCGGTGCAGTGCTTAGCGATAGACAGACCAGCCCGCCACATGGGCTCTGAGAGTTCAGCGCGGTTTTTGAAGACATATGCAAGCTGAGCGCAGCCCTTACCCGCGGCAGTCTTCTGCATAATAGTCTTAAACACACTCTCACGGTTGGCAAGTAGCGCACTCATAACGGCATCAGTCGCACGGGGAGTATAAGTGCGCGGGGTTAATACAGGCGCTTCTACCCCGCTGAGAAGTTCCGAAAATTCCGCGACTGACACACTGTTTGCACGATCCGTCAGAAATTCAACAGGAAGCGGGGGGTCAGCCTTGTGGTTATGTGTTCCGGGAACACGTAGGATACGTGCGCCATCGGCGGTCACAACAGGGTCGGCTTTTAGTTTATGGATGACGCAGGTCTGTTTTAACTTAAGCGCCAGCTTGTACCACTCGGGATATGTTAACGGCGTAGTTAACATCCAGTAAACGTGTACGCCGCGCCCTGAGTTTATCATCACAGGCTTGGGTAGCTTGGTGACTTTGCAGAACTCTCGCAAAGCCGAAATCGCCGCGGCCTGTGTGGGGTAGTCTTTTCCCTGACCACAATCTAGGTCTAGATACAGCGAATGCAGGGTGTCGATATTATCTACTTTGCGGGACGCCTCTTCATCGAACGTAGCCAAGGCAAAGTACGCATCGTAGCCCTCGGCATCGAAGTTCACCGCTGCGTCGATAATCTCACGCTTAGAAGTATAGAACTTCTGCACCTTCTTGCCGTCACGGATACGTGCAGCAAAGACGCAATAAAATCCTGTGTTCCCCAGAGCGCGTTCTAGAAATTCTAATGTTTCCATGACCGCTTGTTCCCATTTACGAAATGGGCGGGGATAGCCCCCGCCCACAATGCTTACCGACTTGTGAGGAGATTAGTCATCCCACTCATCAACGATGCTTGCAAGATCATTGTCGGCGACCTGTGCCTTCGGTGCGGCCTTCTTCGTGACCTTGGGCTCTTCCACCTCTTCCTCTACGGGCTTCGCCTTGGCCTTCGGCTTCGGCTCTTCCTCAATCTCAATCTTTTCTTTGTAAGGGTTGTAAGGCTTGGAACCTTTCGGTGCGGCCTTCTTCACGCCATCAGTCTGCGCTACCGTCAGCGTGATTGCCTTTATAGCTTCAGGGCTATCTTTTACGTCGATAGCTACACGCAGTTCGTTTTCCGCCAAGGGGCGCACAGCCTTGAAAAACAGCTTAGGCGTCTCGGCGTTAACGTCGAAAGACATCTGCGTTACCACGGCAATAGCCGGGGTGTTGTGGGCTTGCAGGAAACGGGCGTAGGCTTGCATCCCCATCTGAGAACCCTTGGCATCACCAAAGATAGATGTAGCCGGAAGTTGGAGTTGGTAGACCTTGTCCATTTCACCTTCAATAGCCACAGCCAGACGCTGGTTGAAGCGGCAAGCGCGGCCCGCCCCACTATTTGCAGAGCCTTTGATGTTCATAGGGCACGTAGTACACTTGTCAGACATACGTTGCTCGGCAGGAACTTCTGGCGCGGGGGTTTGGGTATCTGCGCTCCAGCAAGACGGTGGTGCTGGGTTATCAGGGTCATACGTCCCTTCGTAGTAGGTACGAGAGATACGTGCTGCATTAAGAATTACGATGTTCATCGCATCGTCCTTGGACACGGCGACTTGCTCACCACCAGCATACTGACGGAAGCGCATCCCGCGGATGCTAATCCGGTTACCACCACCTACGCTACCCGCAAGGTTGGTGTTCATATCCTGCAAGGACTTCAGCAGGTCGGCGCTGACGAGGCTATTGCCTCCAAAGAGGGTCATCTCAGCCATATTGTGTTCTCCTAGTTTTTAGGCCGCAGGGCCAGATTTGGGGATCAGTGCATCATCAATAAGCGGGATACGAAAACGGTATGTTTGCCCTATCTTGATGTAAGTATTCTTGGGGATGTCGCCCATGCGTACCCATGCACGGATAGTCGAGACGGATACGGTGTAATGCTTTGCCACTTCTTCGATGGTCGAGTAAGGGCTTTTGTCTTGGTCTGTCATGCTTTCCTCACGGAGATGTTGTACTCCGCATCCACATTGAGGCCGGGAGGCAGGAGGTCTGGGTTCTGTTCAAGAAACTCTTTCACCACCGACTGGTTCAGACGCTTTTCAAAGAACTCGGGGAGGCCGTGTTCCATGATGAACTTGTGCATGGACTCCCAGTCACCAGTCCAATAGCGCGTCTTAACAGTACGATAGAAAAGGCCATGTTGAGTACGTGCACTCTCCACGCCATGTTCCTTGCAGTACTCTAGCAGATTTTGTTTAACCATATCAAGCTGTGCTTGCAATGCTTTGTCTTCTTCATCGAAGGCCGCTTTTATCTCGGCCCGCTTGTCGCGAACACGAGTATAGACCTTGACCATGGTGTCGATAGATACTGTCATGTGATGCTCTCCAGTGGTGGTTTCTTGTATATAATGACTAACGATACGCTAGTCAAGCAGGGATGTGTAGAGGTCTATAAGTTTAGAATGTACGTCGATCTTTTGATCCAGAAGTTGGTACACCCTTGCCTCTACGGGAGAACCGACCAACTGCACGATAGTACACTTGTTTACTTGGCCGGAACGGTGGATACGCGCATTGGCTTGCGCGTAAGTCTCTAGTGATGAGGTAGGCCCCCACCATATGATGGTATCAGCCGCGGTCAGCGTAACGCCATGTGCGGCGGCTTGTGGTTGGATCACCAGCACACGAGGGCTTTTGGTAGTCTGGAACCTGTTAATGATGTCTGTGCGTTTGCTAGCCGACACATCGCCTTGGATGATCTCAGTGTCGATACCGTCCTTACGCATTTTATCCGTGATTAGGGCAATGGCGTGTTTGAACGGTACAAAGATAAGAACTTTATTACTTGTCTCGTTAATCACTTCCGTAAGGACATTGTAGCGGTTTGAGATATCGAAGTGTACGGCATCGCCATCCTCGTCATACACTGCACCTGCAGAAATCTGGAGAAGTTTACTCATCGCAACTCCAGCATTTACGGCAGTCACACGGGTCGCAGCCACTTCCATCGCCAAGTTTTTCTTTAGCGTTGTATAGTAGTGTTTCTGTTGCGTGGTAAGTTCCACATGGCGCTTGACGTAAGACAAGTCAGGCAAGTCTAAGCATTGGGACTTTAAGAACCTTATGGCAGGTTGCAGTATCCGATAGACTGTGTCCGTAGCCGTCTCCTTGGGTTCCCAGCGATACTGCGAGACGCGCTGCATTACGGTGTCTTTAAAGACATTAAAATTACGTGGTACGGATGTGCTGTCGATCAGTTTTGCCAACCCGTAGGAGTCCACGGGGCTCTGTGCTGCTGGAGTGCCCGTCATAAGCCACAGCCACGTGTCGGGGGTCACTAGCTTGTTCAACGCCTTCCACCGCTTGCTCTGTGCGTTTTTATAGTGGGTGGCCTCATCCACGATAATCAGGTCAAAACCGCCGTTGGCGATATCTTCTTTGACTATCTCGATACCATCGTAGTTTATAACCACAAACTCAGTTTTCTGCGCAAGTACAGCACGGCGTTTCCGCGCATCACCGTGGGCAACAGCTATGGTGCGGTGCATTGCAACACTAAACAAGTCGTTACGCCACGCACTGTCCATAATTGACAGTGGGCAGATGATAAGCACACGGTGCACCTTCCCCTGTTTCATAAGAAAATCAGCGGCCCAGATCGCGCTGGCCGTTTTTCCTGTGCCTTGTTCATTAAAGCAAAACGCTCGTTTGTTTAGCGTTAGGAAGCTAGCCGTGGTGCGCTGATGCGCCATTGGCTTATACTGACCGGGCCAATCGTAGCGTCCCTCTATGGGGGACGGCACTTTGATATCCATGTTACGCAGGGCGAGCACTTCATCTACGCCCCACTTAACCAACACCTCATGCTGACTAACGATACGGCTCTTGGGGATAACTGCAGTGACTTGTTTTGGACTGCGTAGCTTTAACAGCAACGCCTTACCGTCGATGATCTTCATAGGATTCTCCAGATAGTTTTGTTTTTATTTCTTTTCGCCGGGTTTGTGCCCGTTACGACTGCGGTTCTTTTTAGGGCTTTCAAGGACATAGCCGTCCTTATTGCTGCCGCCCTTGGCGAGGGCCTTCTTGTGGCTCACATCTTTACCCGTGCGGTCCACACCCTTGGCATCCAAAGCGCGTCGTGCCCGCTGACGCTCCATACGATCAGGGTGCTCACCACGAGCGACCTGCATTTTATACTCATGACCA